TGGGATGCGCCTTCGGTGCGGTGAACGACAGCTTGCAATTCTCGCAACGCTTCGCCTCCGCTTTCAGGTTGGTGTTCATTGTGGATGTCCTCTGTGTTGGGTGACCCCTCTGCGTGTTTCATCCGGGCTTGGGACCGGCATCGGCCGCATTGGTCGGGGGCCAGCGCAACCGCGCCGGCCCCATTGTGGTGGATCACGCCCACACGCCTTCATTGATCATCCGGCGGCGGGAGCGCTTCACGGCACGCGCATACTCGATGCCATCGCGCTTCATGATCGCGATGATGTTGGCTGCACGGCCTTCGTCGAACCACGCGCGGATCTGAGCCTTGGTCGGCTCAGCGGTCACGGTCGCGGTGGTCGCAACCGAAAGGCTCTTCGCGGCGGTCTTGGTCTTGGTGGTGTTCATGGGATTTCTCGCTCTGTCATGCACTGTGCGGTTTCGCCCTCAGTGGGCTCATCAGTGCGGAAATGATCCGCAGACCGGAGACGCGCGAAGCAGTCCCGCTCGAATGAGCTAGACTTCGCGCCTCTCCGCAGTAACAGAGGAGGACATTTTCCAAATCCCGACGCTCGTGCGCGAGCGGCATCACTGCCGGCCTTGCAGGCGTGCGCGTTTCAACGGCGTCGGGTTATCCTATTTGATTGTCAGGCTCCGCCAGACTGTCGCGACTTCCCGTTTGCCCAACGCCACAAAAGTCGTGGCGCCTCGATCGCAGGTGGCCCGTCCGGGCGGCCTTCTTTTCAAAAGCCCTCATGGACTGCGATTGGCTGGCGAGGAAGTCGGATGTTGATGGCGAACAAAAGAGCGGTGCTCCTTTGACAGTCTGGACCCGTAGTCCCTTGCTATGGGGTGAAGCCGGTGCATTGCGCACAGGGAATGTGCTTTTCGCGGCTGTTCGCCTGGTGAGGCGGGCATGCAAGGTAGCGCTTCAGGAGCGGTAGCCCTCGGGGTGGATAAGCCCGCGCGATGGTCAGCGCTTGGCCCCGAGAACCCTGGTCCGTCCCTCCCGTCCAAGTCGCGGGCGGAGGGTGCGCGGGTGGGTCCGTATTCGACTGTCAAAGAGCGGGTCGGCTGGGCGTCGCCGGGCCGTAGCCCGTCAACCATCAATATAATACGCAATTCCTACGTAGGACGCAAGGCGATAATGTGCTGTTATATCAAGGACTTAGCGGAAAATTTCCGCCCTGTCCGCCAGGGTTTCCTGAAAAGTCCCGCAATATCAGTGACTTAGCGGAGAGGCCCAGCCGGGCCAGACGAGCGTCCCCACCCGGCGGAAACCCTGTCCGCCAGGGTTTCCGCCAGTCAGAAACGTCCAATCAGATCAGTGACTTACGCGGATCGCAGTCGGCGCGGCCGGCCCGGCCCTCGCACCGGAGCCACACTGATCCTGGCTCCCGGATCGCGCTCCAGGAGCGTCAGGATCACCCCGATCTCGCCCGGCACGCCGGTCACGCCAGTCGCGTAGTTGCTGACCGAGCGCAGCACAGCGGCAAACGTGCGCGAGTCACCAAGCTCGATCATCCGCCGCGCCAGCGACGACTGACTGAAGCCCAGTGCCTCTATTCGCCTCCGGAACTCGTCTCTCGTCATCGTCGGCGCCCTCTCCGTTGCCGGAGAGGATAATACAACGAAAATCTTCCGTAAGGAAATCGCACGCCATGCTGCGCATCATCAAACGCTGCTGCCTTGCCGCGATCGATTGCTACGCCTACGGCGCCAGCCGATACGGCTACCTGATGATGGGGATCTGATGGACACCACCGAAGCCGAATTCCGCATCCTGAAACACGCCCCAGGCGTGCTGTTCGAGGACGACGAGATCGCGGTGCGCTCGTATCGCGGCGAGAACCACGGGATCACGTTCAGCACCGGCGGCAGCCTGTTCTTCGCCATCACCGCCGGCGAGGTGTTCGTCAACGACACCCTGCTCAGCAAAGGCATGTACGGCTGCCTGCCGCGGAACGGGCACTTCGAGGCCGATCACTGCCGCTGCATGCTGGTGGACGCCAAGCGCTTCAACGGCATCTTCTGTCTCGGAGGCCCGATCGAGGACACCGGGCGGCTCCGCTACATCAATGGCTGCACCGACACCGGCCTGATCCAGCCGTTGAAGCTCGGCGACGCCTGCCTCAACGCGCTGTTCTTTCCCGCCGGCACCAGCCAGACCCCGCATCGCCACCCCTCGCACCGCATTGGCACGATCTATGACGGTCACGGCATGTGCCACACCGAGAGCGGCGCGACCCTGATGAGCAAGGGCGATATCTTCATCATCCCTGCGCAGTCGCTCCATTGGTTCACGACCACAAACGCCGCGATGCGGATCATGGTGTTCCATCCCGACAGCGAGTTCGGGCCCACCGATGAGCATCACCAGATGCTCGATGCCACGCTGATCTGACGTGGACATCGAGACCATCCCGCTCGCCGCCCTGCAGCGCCCGCCGCGCAACGTGCGCCTGCATCCCGAGGCGCAGATCACCGAACTGATGCGAGCGATCGAAATGTTCGGCCAGACCCGCCCCGTCGTGGTCGACGAGGACAATGTGGTGTGGGCCGGCAACGGGCTGTTCACCGCCCTCCAGCGCCTCGGCCGCGAGAACGCCCAGGCACTCCGCATCAGCGGGCTATCGAAGGGAGCGAAGACCAAGCTGATGCTGTCGGACAACAAGATCTATTCGCTCGGCCACGACGACTACGAAGGCATGATGACGCTGATCCGCGGCCTCGACGATCTCGACATCCCAGGCTTTGACGGAGACCTGCTGTCCAACCTGATCTCCAATGACGCCACCGCCTCCGAAGCGCTCGACGGGTTCGGGCGGATGAGCGAGGAAGAGCGCGGCGACCACAGCAGGCCGGTCACGCCGGTGCGCTCCGGGGGCGAGACCAAGGTCGTCTGTCCGCACTGCGGCAAGGAGTTCGTGATCCAATGATGCAGGAGCGCAAGCTCGACATCGACTGCCTCTCAGCCGCGCGCCAGCGTATCTGCAACATCTTCGGCAACGGCCTGCCGGTCTATCTCAGCTTTTCGGGCGGCAAGGACAGCCTCGTGCTGGCGCACCTGACGCTCGAACTGATCCGGGCCAAGAAAATCGACGGCTCGCTCCTGCGCATCGAGTTCATCGACGAGGAAGCGATCTTCCCCTGCGTCGAGCGCATCGTACGGCAATGGCGCGACCTGTTCATGGCGATGGGCGTGCGGTTCGATTGGTACTGCCTGGAAGTGAAGCACTACTCCTGCCTGAACATGCTGGAGAACGACGAGAGCTTCATCTGCTGGGACCGCACCAAGAGCGAGGTCTGGGTGCGCGATCCGCCCGACTTCGCGGTCCGCAGCCATCCCTGCCTCTATCCGCGCGACGATACCTATCAGGCGTTCCTCGCCAGGATCAAAGACGGCATCCACATGACCGGCGTGCGAGCGTCGGAGAGCATCCAGCGGCGTGCATTCATCCAGACCCTGACGGCCTCCGGTATTTCCGCCGCCACCGGCACGATCGCGCCGATCTATGACTGGCTCGATCTCGACGTCTGGCGCTATCTGGCCGAGCACGACGTGGAAGTGCCCGATGCCTACCTGTATCTCTACCAGATCGGCGTGTCCCGGCGCGGGCTGCGGATTTCGCAGTTCTTCTCGATCGACACCGCCCACACGCTCAACCGCATCGCCGAGTTCTACCCCGGTCTTATGGAGCGCATCCTGATGCGCGAGCCATCCGCCTATCTGGTCTCGCTCTACTGGGACAGCGAGATGTTCCGCCGCAGCAGCGCCACGCGCCGCAAGCTCGACGACCAGGCCGACCCGATCGACCAGCGCAAACGCCTGCTCGACCTGCTCGCTACTCCGCCCGAGCACCTGCTGCGCAGCAAGGAAGCCGTGCTCATCATGGCGCGGTATCGCGGCATGCTGCTCAAGTTCGGCTCGCTGATGACCCCGGAGCACTTCCGCGCCGCTGCCGATGCGCTGACCTCGGGCGATCCCAAGGCCCGCGTCGTGCGCGCCCTCATCACCAACATCGCCCGTGCGCATCACCGAGGGAAATCCCCCATCAATGTCCAGCAAGCCAAAGGGCAAACCCACACCGGCGCTGCTGCTGCCGGTCAGTAATGTCCGGCTGGTGCCGCGCGATACGCTGGTGCCGAATGACTACAATCCCAATATAGTTTTGCAGGCCAACCTCGACCTGCTCGAGCGGTCGATCCTGACCAATGGGTGGACGCTGCCGATCGTGGTGCGTCCCGACATGACCATCATCGACGGCTACCACCGCTGGACGGTGGCAGGGCGCGAACCGCTCAAGAGCAAGCTCGACGGCATGGTGCCGGTGGTGTTCGTCCAGCACGAGGACCCCGCGGCGAACATCTACGGCACCATCACGCACAACCGGGCGCGCGGCGTGCACCAGCTTGGTCCGATGAAGTCGATCGTGAAATCGCTGATCGCGCAGGGCAAGACCATCGCCGAGATCGGCACCCAACTCGGCATGCGGCCGGAGGAAGTGTTCCGGCTATCGGACTTCTCGCGGCAGGATTTCCTCGCGCTGATGGCAGGCGGAGCCACGGCATACTCGCCGGCCAAGCTGTTCATCAGGCTGTAGAGGATTTTCCCGCGCCCTTTAGATGGAGATACGGGAGAAACAATGTCGGACGAACCGAACCCCGGAGGACGCCCAGAGCACGAGGTGACGCAGCGCACCCGCAATCTGGTGCAAGTGATGCACGCCAACGGCATCACCCAGCCCGTCATCGCCAGACTGATCGGCTGCGATCCGAAGACGCTGCGCAAGCACTACCGCCAGGAAATGCGCAACGCCCTGGACTGCATCGAGGCGACGATCGGTGCGGCGGTCGTTCAATCAGCGCACCGCGGCAATGTCGCAGCCCAAAAGCTCTGGCTGCAGAGCCACGCGAAAGACCCACGCTGGCGCATGCCCGAGCCGCATTCGATCAGCGGAGACCCCAATGCCCCGCCCGTCCAGATCGCACTGTCCGACATGACCGATGACGACATCCGCCGCGAACTCGCCGACATCGTTGAACGACAGAGAGTTGCAGCTGAGACGCGCGGAATGGCATCGGCACTGCCGCGCCGATCTAATGGCATGGACCATTGAGGCGCTGCGTCCCTACAACCAGCGCCCCGCGCGCCATCACGCCTTCCTGCTGAGCGAACTGGAAGCCGTCGCCTACGGCCATTGCGATCGGCTCGCACTGTTCCTGCCGCCGAACTCGGCCAAGACCACCTATGCCTCGATCCTGTTTCCCGCCTGGTTCATGGCGCAGGCGTCCAATCAGCATCTGATCGGCGCCAGTCATGGCGGGCGCTATGCCGAGGACCTGAGCGGTCAGGTGATCCGGATGGCAACGGTCAACGCCGAACTGCTCGGCTACAAGCCCTCCACTTTCGCCAACGATCTGTGGCGCACCACCAACAACTGCATCTATCGCGCGGCCGGCGCGGGCGGTTCGATCACCGGGCGTCGCGCTGACCTGTTCATCATCGACGATCCGATCAAGGGACGGCAGGACGCCGACAGCCCGACGATCCGCGAGACGGTGTGGAACTGGTATCGGGCGGAAGTGCTCACCCGGCTCAACCCCGGCGCCCGCATCATCCTGATCCAGACCCGCTGGCACGAAGACGACCTCGCTGGCCGGCTGCTCGGCGAAATGGAGGCCGGCACCGGCGATAGCTGGCGCGTCGTCAACCTGCCGGCGATCGCCGAGGATAACGACATGCTCGGGCGCGAGCCCGGCGAAGCCCTGTGGCCCGAGCGGTTCCCGGTGGAAGCCCTCGCGCGCACCCGCGCCGGGGTCGGCGAGCGGGAATGGGCCGCGCTCTATCAGCA